TTTGAGAGATTTTTATAAGGTCTGGTGCAATTTTTTCTCCGGCCGACTCTATAATCGTAGCAATTGTTTCAGGGTCCATATTTGCAAGACCTTGAGCGTTTTTAACAACGTCTCCAACGTTTCCAAGTCCTGAAAGACTATCTTTTAGACTTTTTAGAATACCACCCTTTTCTTCAGATTTATCCTCAGGTTTTTCTTCTTCTTTTGGTTTTGCTTCAATTTTTTCATTCCCCTTCAATCCTTGAACTTCTGAAATTTTTTCAAAATCTGTTGTTACTATACCTTCTTCACTAGCCATTGCGGGTCCAACCTCCATTTCAAATGGTTTTGTTCCTAAATTTTCAGGTTCTAATTTAGTAGGTTCAACTTTCTTTTCTTCTATCGCGGTTAAAGTTGCGGTGGTTCCAACCGCATCTGTTTTTAGATATTCAGCTAAAGCTTTATCAGCATCTACAATAGACTCACTTACTTTATCGTTTGATTTTTGTAAATTATCACTTAAGTTTTTAACTTCGGTTGAGATTTTTTCATCTGTTTTTTCCGCACCTGAGAGATTGGCTTGTTGCACCTCAAGAACGTTAACTTTCATTAATTCCGACTGTAAAGGCTCTCCTTTACCTTGAGTTGGTTCAGTTGGCTCTCCTTTACCTTGAGTTGGTTCAGTTGGCTCTCCTTTACCTTGAGTTGGTTCGCCTCCCCCAATTTTTATATCTCCTACTGTATCTTGTATTTTTTTACCAAGATTCTCAATTTCTTCTTTGGAAAGTCCGGCGGTTTCTCCATATTCTAATAGAATATCTCCGATAATTTTTTTGGAGTCGGAAAAACCTTTTTTAGCGGCTTCTTTACCAAGTGATGCAGCTTCTAATAATAATTTTTTTCTTTCTTCAGCATCATCAGTTTTTTTAGCTTCACTTATTTTACCAAGAACCGCTTCAAGATTTTTCCCTAGTGTGTTGAAAGCATCATATAGTGGCCCATTCGCGCCTAATTCTTTTAATAGAGGTTCATTTATTAAATTTGCAAGTTCCCTGTTAACTTGTAAAAGTTTTTCACCTCCCTCGGATGCCCCTGCGGCCATACCAGGCTGAATTTTAACAGCATCAGCCTGTTTTCTCATCGCACTTAATTCGTCAAGTTGAGCTTGTGCCAACCTAACCATTGCCTTTTGTGGGTCCTCATCCTCAGCAGCTTTTTGGTCTTGGAGTATCTTGGCTAGTTCACTTTCTCTTCCAGCATACTCCTCCATTAAATCTTTGGTATTCCTTTCAACAAGCTCCTGTGTTGCCTCGTCTTTTACCTTAATTACGTACTCACCACCCTTACCCATGGTTGACATGTTTGCAACCATTTCCTTTGTCTCATCGTCAAGATTAATACCCGTGAAAGATATTTCAGACAATTTCTTATCTAAATCAGCGGTACCAAGTGCCAACTTTTCAACTTCTTTGTAATCAATACCAAGTTCGCTTGCAATTTCTTTTAATTGTCTTCTTGCCCCCGGCATGATTTCAAACTTACCCGTCTTTTCATCAAATGCGGTATAAGTTTTAAACATTTGTCCAAGTTGATTTTGGAGTTCTCCAACATCATTTTGAGCCAAATCCATTAATTTTAATGGGTCTGCAAGAGCTCCGGCCGCTCCACCAAGTCTTTGTAAAGCGGAAGACATTTCTATTGCTGATTCGGGGGACATCGCTTTGTCAGCAAGTGCAAAAGTTTGACTCATGTCATACCTTAAAGCTTGAGCTCTTGCCGCCATTTTGGCAAGACCTTCAACCCCTCCTTGGAATGTATACTTATTTAACTTATCGAGATTTTGGACTACTGTGGCAGATACCGCTTTAGCATTAACACCTAAAGAATTTGCAGTCTCTCTAACAGTCAACATTTCCTCAGAAATGTGAGTCAGGGACATTCCCGCATTCAAGAATCCTTCTTCAAGTTTATCTACCGAAACCCCAGTAACTTTGTTTACAGCATATAATTCTTCAATTTGTTGGCTTGATAATAATATATTTCTACCAAATGCGGTTAGAGTATCTTGTTGTACCGCCAGTGCTTCTTTTGTAGTACCTCCTAATAGAGTGACAAGAGGAGCCGCCTCAGCAATTTCTTTCTTTATACCTTTAGCAAATACTTCCCCTTGGCCCATTTGATTGACCACATTCTGCATTGCTTGGTCAACAAAGACAATACCTTCCTCTAAGGTACCAACAGTTTCTGTTGCCAGTTCATTAATACCTCTAACTGATTCACCTAAATTTAATAATTCAGGGTCAAGATTTGTATTTGCACTACTTGGAGTAATTGAAACCCCATCACCTTGTTCGTTGTCTCCTGTAAACATCATGCTATATAAATAATCAGATTTTACTTTTTAGGCGTGTTATATTCAATAACTTTAGATACCAAATATCTCCTTTGATATATAGGTATTGTTAAAAAGTCACTATAACTAGTGTGAAGATACTTCCCTAGTAGGTAGTATTGGTCCAATAAAGACTTCAGGTAATTAGAAGAAAGGACGAAAAAATTCAGCCCCAAAGGCAATTCTCACATTGACCTTTTTTCCTGACGGGGCTGTTACTTCTCGACCCAATTCGATACGTGGCTCGTTCGTCTTTAAAAAATTTGTGATATATTTTGAATCCATGATTGGCATGTTTTCAATGAATTTAGATATTTCTTCTTTAGAGTTTGACCCGTTAACTTCAACTAATTGTTTCATTAGTCTCCATGTAACTTTTGGAGCAACCATGTTAGATGGATATTCTTCGACCATTCTTTCTAGGTCAATAGATTCACCATACGTTAGTGGTTTTAGTTTTATTGAAGCTCCCGATTTTGGTAATGTAGTCATATAAAAACCCTCCTCATTTGGCTCCACTTCAGGTTTTCTAAATGAAAGTTCTTCAATCATAATTGATTTTTCAAACTTTTTTCCCGTATCGGGGTCGGTAAGATTAAAATTATATTCAGGTCCAAATGAAGTGTTTCTTAAAAATAAAAGAATTGCTTCAATATCCCCTTCTAACATATCATGAGGATTCAATTCAGGTTCATATAGTTTACTTCTAACAAGTCTAAGAACTAATTGTTCTCCTCCAATTTTTCCAACATTACCAAGTAAATTTTCATCGGCGGCTGTTAGATAACCAACTTTAACACTTTTTTTCTTATTTTTATAAAATCTACCCTGACTAGGTAACATTACGATGTCATGTGGTAAACTAAAATTTTCTTGACCTGCTATAATTTCGTTCATAATTTTTTTATTTTAAATAAAAAATCCACAACAAGTGTGGATTTGTAAATAGAATATGTAAAGTTTTTTTTAGTAAACAAGTACACAGTAGTCAGGACGAAGTGTTGCTTGAATTTTAGCAAGTCCATCTTGACCATAATCTAATCCTTGGAAGTCAGCCTTTGTTAAGAAACATCCAATCATAATCCATTTTTCAACCACAACACCTGTTGGGTCTAGCATTTGGAGTGTTACGTCTTTCTTGTAACCCGCAGCGTAACCCATACGTCCTGTTACTGATTCGGCGTGAAGACGAACCCATTCCATAAGAGCTTGAGCAGCAGAAGGACCAATAGGGTCACGGAACGTAACCGAAATTTCACCCCAAGTGTATCTACCTGCAACATATCTTTCTGTGTTCAAGAAAGGAATTGGAGTAGAACCAATTGTGATTGCGGGTCTGCTTGTGGATTCTACATACCATTCGTTGATACCGAGTTCGCTAGGGAAACTAAGTATGAACCTGTTCATCCTTTTGGGTTCATACGGTATCGGCATTTTCATCAGTAAATCAGCCATATTCTTTTGTTTTTAATTTTCTTTTTATTTATTTATAAATATTGTTCTTTTATTTTTTTTCTATTTACTTTAATTTTTTTTTTATCAAAATTCACTTAAGTCCAGTTAATAAATATTACCCTTCATACTTTTTTCTTTCCCCTCCATGTGTTGATATAAATTGAATTATATTTTCTGGTCTTTTTGCAAGTTTTTTATGTGTAAATTCTAAATTTTTCTTATCGTCATCTGAGAAAAATATTTTTGGTACAAATCTATTTGAAACTTTATTTTTTAAGAATCCTTGTTTGTGTAGATGAGACGAAATATATTTAACATAATCCTCGAATTCTTTTAAAGCCTCTAATTTTCCTTTTTCGGGACTACTAGCACTTCCAGCTCCGAATGTTACGGGATAATACCTATTCATATCCATATAAGCCTCTATAAGTTGTTCGTCTGACATATCCTCTTCACCTGCAATATCCCTAAATTTTCTAAGATTTCTAACAAGTTCCTTCTTAGAAATACCCTTAAAATTAAGTTCAATCATGTTTTCGATGGCCTGTCTAATAACTAAAGGAGAGTGTCCTCTTGCAGTTACTATTGAGAAGATAGACCCATTGTTTATAGCATCTTTAAAAGTATCCCATTCAGGTCCAGGTTTACCCAATAACGAATCCACAATAAACCTTTTATCTCCTTTTGTTGAGAAGTGTCTGTAAGGGTCCGGAGCGTAACCAACAATAGTACTCCCTTTATATTCAAAATCTTCTTTTCCTAATTGGTGTCTGTGTTCGGCAAAATCCTCTGTTGACATACCTACCTCATTTCCTTTATCGTCCATAAGTATTATTTGAGTTGGCATAGTCATAATATTATCGTCCCAATCGAAGGCATAGTACTGAATATCAGGTGTCATTTCTTCTTTGAATTCTTCTATCAAAATTACTTTCATACTTTATAAATATATTAAAAATAAAAAACCCCCGTTTCCGAGGGTTTTTAAAATATTTGTTTCTATTTTATTAGATATTTTCGAAACTTGCTCCTTGTGGAGTGATTACAAACTCGATGTCAATAAATTCAAGAGCCTTTGTTGGCTTCAAGAAGATACGTCCTGACATTTGATTAGAATCGAACTCTTCAGGGTTATTAGAAACTGTCACACGGAAATCTGTGATACCTCTGTCTCTTCTGATTGCATCTAAGATTGGGTTTACAGAATCCAAGAACTGTTGTCTAACTACTGCGTCATTTTGTTCGAACAACAATCTAATTGCAACTGCAGAAATCAACTTACGAGCTTGTAACAACAAACGTCTTACATTAATTCTATCAAGTGGGCTTTCTCTAATCTGAAGTGTTTTATTACCCCAAATCACAGTACCAACGTCATTAAATGTTGCGATTGGGTTAATTCTACCTTGATAAAGAGTATCTCTATCTAATTGAGTTAATCTACGTCTAGCTCTTACTGAGTTAACAATACCTCTTGTGTAACCAGCGGTTGCGAACCAAGGGAATGAGATATTATCAGTAAGTGCCAAGTTACGACAAACTTCTGCGGTTGGTGGAATATAGATTTGTGTATTATAAACACTGTCACGAGTTAATACCCATGGGTAATAAGTTGTGGTGTAGTTTGAATCTATATCAGTGGTTGATAAGTTATCGACCGCATCCTGAGGATAAATTAAATTCTCCATAGAAGTTGAGGATTGTAACAAATCAAAGTCAGGGGTTGTTACTACATAGATAGAGTCCGCTCTATCAATTTCGACCATATCAATTACCGATTTAACCAACGCTTCGTTATTAAGAGTATCAATACCCGGAGTTGCCAACACATTAATGTTGATAATTGCCGGATTACTGAAAGTATAGATACCTAATTTGTAAGCGTAGTAGTCAGTATTACCCCAATTTGTTGTGTCATCCTCAACAGTATATGGTTTAAAGAATCCCCAACCAGTTGCATTAGTGTATGGTTGACAACCTGTTTGAGCCCCTGCCAAATAACCTGATTTACCTAATTGGAATTCATCACCGTTAGTTCTTCTTTCTCTATAAATGTCCCAACCATCAAAACCACCTGAAGCTAATACTGTAAATTTACGTGAGTAAGTTCTGTAATAAGGATTAGATGGGTCGAGTGGGTCACTTTGGAATGCCGCGTCACCTACTTCAAAAGCTGGTGTACCTGAAGTTGAGTAAATTGATGAAATACTTACAACAGTTGCTCCGCTATCCATGTGGAAACCTTTTGTAAGATAAGTCCAGTTATCAAATACTTCTTCAGTACAAGAAAGTCCTGTTGTTGGATTTTGCTTACCTTTGTATTCGAAGAAATCAGAATCCCATCCCAAAGAGGTTGCAAAACCTAAGTATGCTCTTCTAACATTTTCACCATTACTTATTGTTGAATTATCGTTTCCTAAAGAATTACCAAAAGGAGGATTCCAAATAACCTCACCAGGATAGTCATACTTTGTTTTATATATTGGGAATACCTCAGCCTTTAACTGCGATGAATCGTATGTACGAACTAAGTAACCCTCAAATCCACAAGGAAGAGAATCTGACGGAGCGTCTGAATTAACCTCTAACATTATATATTTAGAAAGTATTGCGTATTCACCATCTGCTGTACCAATCTTTTTGGCCACATAATTGTTTAGACTTGGGTCCATAGAACAACTAGTGTATTTTTCTATAACAACAGGATTCGCATCCGTATCAAAATAATCTCTAACTAAAACATCAAAAGTACCAT